CGCCACCGCCGATAGCGACTACCGATACGCTATTCACGCCCGCAGGAGCAGCCCAGCTAAAGGTTCCCGCAGTAGTGTACGCAGACTGCCCAATAGGGGAAGGCGTTATACTCACAGGGGTACTGGGTGCGCTCGGTCCAAACTTATTAAAAGCGGTAACTTGTACCGTATAAACCGTTCCTACCACAAGACCGCTAAAAGTTAACGGAGAGGATGATCCAGAAACAGAAACTGCTGCCCCAGAAGCTGGGGTTGCACTAGCCACATAAGACGTTATGGCCCCGCCACCAACTACGCTCGGCGCAGTGAAAGTGACCACGGAAGAGGCAGCAGCAGTTGCCGCAACATTCGTAGGGGGGTTTGGCACTTGAAGCGGGTCGTAACCCGGAAATACAAACCCGCCTTTTCTGTCGGTTATGGCCATCGTCTTACATCCTATTTACGCAGCAGAAATTAACTCATAACTTACGCTGTATGAAATCTTACTGGCTGCTCCACTTGTGACGGCAATCGAAGTACCTTCTTCCAAGTAAATAGCGGTAGTTTTGTCTACCACAATCAATGTGGCATCAGCAGGAACCGAGATTGTCGAAGCAATCGGGTACGCTGTACCGCCTGACGGGGCAGATCCTTGAGCTACTGCGCCATTGGTGTAGATATCAACGCTCACGTTAACAGCAGCACTACCATCTATGTTTGAAGCCACGATTTGGTTAATTTTCATAACCGTACCGCTTGAGGCTGCATTAGGCAGTAATACCACTGAAGTAGTTGCTGACGGGGTCAGGTAAGTTGTCTTACCGTAAATACTGGTTACTGCTACTATATTGGGGTTTGCCATTATGTTTCTCCTAGAATCCCATGACCATCGCAAGCGCGATTGAAAGACCTGCTGATATGCCACTGGCCGCAGGAGTCGTTGACTGCCACGTTGTGCCGTTTGATGTGAGTATATTGCCTGAAGTGCCGGGAGCCACAACTTGAACCGCTGCTGTTCCATTACCTAGAACAACATTGTTAGCCGTTAGTGCAGTTGCACCTGTACCGCCGTTAGCGACAGCAAGAGTTCCAGCAGTAGTAATTGTCCCAGACCCTGTAATTGGCCCGCCGCTGTAAGTAAGACCTGTTGATCCTCCTGCCATCTGAACAGAGGTAACAGTTCCTGCGCCCGCTTCTGTTGGGTTAGCATTAAATACCGCAGCCCCTGCACCCGCGCCGTCGGAAACCACCATGACCTTAGAGCCGTTGGCTACATTAACCGTAGCACCTGAACCCTGCTTGATCGTGATGATCTGACTGCCTGTAGTAGCGTTCTCAATCAACCACACTTTAGAAACAGTGTTTGGACCAAGCGTCACCTCACGAGTAGCCGTAAGAGAACCCGCCGAAGTAATCTTTAGGTAGAACCCGCGAGTCGCGTCTGCCGTAGCGTCAGGCATAGTGAAGGTCTGGTTAGCATCAGCAGAAAGTTGCTTAGTGCCGTAGCTAAAACCGTCGGTAATTAGCTCAAGGTTTGTGTTGGTACTAGTACCCCAAGTGCCGTCTTCATCGCCGGTTGTAATCTCTTTTAACCGGAGGTTATTTACATAAGTAGCCATCGTTTTTCTCCAGTCTTAAACTAGTGTGCTGCCACCGGCAGCGGGGATTGTGGTCGCGTAAATTGTTGTATTTTGACGCAAATTTAGTGCCTCACCGCAGTCAACACAAGTATCGGCTGATAGCTCCGTTTCGTCAAGATCATAGCCACAATGGGAGCAGACTACTTCGATCTCGTGCTTAGGGTCTATTGTATCACCGTTATTTGCGGCTTCGTTTATTGTCTTCATGCTGCTATATCCGTCCAATTAGGTGTTTGACTAATGGGGACCTCTGTCCATCCAGTGCCGGGGTCAGGTACTATGCGGCTCCAGACCAACACCGTTCCTACTTCACCTGTGGCCTGTACGCCTGTGACGTTAACTACGGCAGTGCCTGTTTCTTCGGTATCGCCTAGTGCTGTAGTGCCCTGCACGCCTGTGACGCTGACGTTCTGTTGCAGTAGGACCGTAATAGTGCCAAGTGTCGCTGTGGCTTGTAGGCCCACAGCATTGAGGGAGGAATCCCCAACTATCGCTACATTGCCCGCTGTACCTGTAGCTGAGACGCCTGTAACTAAAACATTGGTGGTTGTTACGGGGCCTGCAACCCCTAAAGCCGCTGTGCCTGCAACCCCCGTAACAGAGAAGATCGCGTTACCAACTACAGTTGCTGTACCTATCTGTCCGTCGGCAGCGTTACCAAGAGCCGAAATGTCGCTTTCACCGCCCGCTACAGTGTTACCTACCGAAACCGCAGCTTGTACACCAGTGAGATATACTCCCACGCCTTCTTGGACTGTAACCGAGCCTACTGCGCCTGTAGCAGAAAGACCTAAGCCCTCGCCCCACGCACCTTGACCCCAGACTCCGCGACCCCAACCGCCCAAGAGAACCGTTGCGTCAAACCTAAGCGTACCTAACTCACCTGTGGCGCTAAGCCCTGTAACCGAAACACTTTGGCTAATTACAGCTTCAACAGTGCCTAAAGCAGTCGTTCCTACAACACCTGTAACGTTAACAATGGCGTTGCCTACAACACCTACGGTTCCTATTTCACCTGTAGCGATTGGCAGGGCATTACCTTCGCCCCACGAATCTGTACCCCAAGTGCTAAATCCCCAACCGGAAAGTGGGACCGTAACATCAGCCATCTACTAGGCAATCCGAATGATCGCGTTGCTTGCATCAGCCGCTGGGAAGACAATAGTAAAGTCGCCCGCAGTAGAAGTCTTATCCGAACCAAAGTCTAGTACCGCTATCGCAGGATTAGTGCCGCCGTTTGCTAAGTAAATAAGCGCACCACGAGCAGTAATAGTAGCTGTAGAGAACGTCAGGTCGGCAAAGTCCAAAAACGCCGTAGTGCCGGTTGAAGCAGGATTAGCTGAGATAGTTAGCGTGCCGCCTCCTGCACTGTAACCTGTGCCGGAGACTTCGTTTGTCGCTGAATACGCAGTAGTAGTTGCGCCTAGCGTAGCTGACGACGTATACAGAGCCAGTTTAAAGACCTGTGACGTGCCCGAAGCAAAATCAAAGTCTCCACCAAGGATTTGAACTTTGAACGATGTAGCCATAGCTTGTGAAATAGCCATTTGTGTTTCCTCTTAAATTAAGCTTTATCTCTAATGATAAGTCCGGTTCGATATGCATCAGTGACTTCTTTAGCTTCACCGAAGTTCTTTAATGAAATAACGGCTTCGGTAAAGCGCTTTTCATATTCTTGCATGATATCAGGCTCTCCTTTCATGTACGTATAAGCTTCTATCAAGCATCCGTACAAAAGAGACAACTCGGCATTTTCGCTCAACCAAGTTGTTCCGCTTCCCGCTCCCGCTGTTAAACTAGCCGGGCGATAAAAATAATGGAGCTCTACCACGTAATTACTGTTCGGAGTCGGTCCTATTAAAAAGTTGTTGACGTCAAATAAAGCATAGTACCGGGGGTTTCCGGTAGTGCTCGAATCGGGGTTAAACGACTGGACAAAGTTTACGTCTTTGTATTCTAAGAAAGTTTTATCGTTATTTCCGTCCTTAAAAGACAAAGAAAACGGCGCTAAAAAGTCGCTAGGTGCAGCAAGATACTGGTTGCTGGCCGTTGTGTTTGCAGTGGCGTTCTTGCGGAACAACGTTAGCTGCACGTTCTTCAGAATGCGCTCTTCGGCCACACGAATAAACAACGGAAGATTATTTACAAAACTAGTTTCCTGATTTTGCGTATAATCCTGTATCGATGTTTTAAGTTCGTCGTACGTAAAACTCATAAGATAATCCTAACGTTAAGCTTTAGGGCGTATTAGCCTGACCACCCATTCCGGAGTGGTTTGTGCAGTAGTAATATAACGTAGGTGCTCCGCTTGCCACAATTATCTGCGTGTACGCTCCAGCATTGCCAGGTGTTCCGCTAGTAGTTACTCCAGTAGTGTACTCACTACCCCCTCCGTGTGTTCCATCAGAGATTGTAGAAAACCTTAACGGATGACTACTATTACTGCCGTTGCTTTGGTCCAGTCTGTATGTGCTGCCTTCATTCAAAGTTAGTGTGGCTTGTTGAACACCACCTATGTAATATTTATTTCCGGACCCCGGATTTGATACGGTTACAATTAAAGAAGTAAACGCGGCTGCCGTGGTTATTGTAACACTACCAACCTGTCCAAAAGCCGTAACTGGACCTAAGCTAGGGTCGGTGACTAAAGGAAGCCCTGCATAAACAACCGTGGGCTCAACCCTGTCCGGGCGGGCATCTTTCAAAGCTTGAGGGTCGATAACCTTGCGACGAGGGTTTAGTTGAGGCTGTTTGACCTCGAACTCGTCCTTACCAACAAGCATTCCCGTCCACTCTTTTTGCATGTCGTTAAGTCTATAACGAAAGCCGGAACGGTCCGAAATTCCATAAGCTTTTTTCCCGACAGCAAACTTACCCATTATCTACCTCTGGAATAAGCTAAACTAGGTACGACGTTGAAAGACGCTCTATCCCGGTCTTCATCCATCGCACGCTGCATCTCTTCTTCGTACAGAGCTTTAAGAACCTGTATTCGGTCCGGCGCTTTCTTAATGGCTATGTAGTAAGCCAAACCCGCGGCAAGCGCTGGGTAGAAGCGAAAAGGTATCTGCAACGTATTAGTCGCCGAATCTGCGTCGTCTAATCGAACTAAACGATTATAAATAATTTGGTCGGTGCTATTGTCTGGAACGGGCCACAGCTTCAAAACGGGGCTAATTAAACGGTCTAGAAACCATTGTGACGACCTAGACTGTTGCGTTTTATTCGGAATATTAATGTAATCATCCCTACTCAAACGCTGTATGCCGTAATCCGTGTTGTCCCGGCGAACCACTATGGACAAAATATCAATGGTGTCCGCGCCTACCGTAATATCCGATACACCCTGAGTCAGCGTGGTGGTCACCTGCTGAATAGTCCACTGGTTTAAGCCTCTGTTAGCCCAATCTGCAAACAAAAGATTTAAAGAGCGTTTAGCGGTCTTAAGATCGTAACCCGTACGCATCTCTTTTCCGCATCGCTCAAACGCTTCTTCAATATAATCAGAGACGTCTAGTTCAAAATCTTTTGATCCAGAAACAGCCATTATTTGCCCCAGCTTTCCCGCGCTTTGTTCTGCGCAGTTTTAGATAAATCTTTGTAATGAAACAATTTTTTAGACTTAGACGACATAGTTTTTCCGGTCATTAAAGTCCCGTCCGAGTGTTTGTGCGTCCCCCCGGTGTGCGCTTTACCGTCTTTAAAGTAGTGGTTTACGCCCTTAGCCATTATTTCTTCTTCCTTTTTAGCGATGCTACACGCTTAGGTTTACCCGCCGGTTGCCCTTGCCGCTTCTTTTGCGCTACGCGGGACTTTTTCTCTGCCGCAGTCATTTCACCCGCGGTCTTAGGAGTCTTACTAGAAACGCGCTTTTTGGGTCGGCAGTACGGGGTTCCCCGCTTCTCGCCTTCTTTTCGTCCACATTTCTTACCCGTGCGAACGTCTACCCACTCTTCCTTAAACCACCGTTTAAGGTCTGCGCCTTTCTTAGTCTTACGAACTGCCACGGGATTTATTCCCCCAGTTCTTAGCGCCAACTTTACGGCACTTGGCTATCGCACCAGAAGCGTAGGCAGAAGGGAAGACCTTATAACGCGCCTTAACCTTACGGTAACAAGCGTCTTTACTGGCGGCTCCGCCCTCTTTAAAACCGGGGACTCCGCGGCCTTTCAACACGTCCGCACGAGTCACTTTCCCGTCCTTGTTAAGATCCGGGAACTTTCCTTCCTTGGTGGCTACTCCGCCATCGGCATAGCCCGTAACTTTTAATCCGTTACGGACTTTTCCCATGCCTTTACATTTAAGCATACTTACTTCATGCCTCTAACGGCACAACCGCCTTTATTCATTTTTACGGGTCCGCCAACTTTCATGCCTTTGACGACACAACCGCCTTTAGCCATTTTCTTAGGCTTAACTTCTCCGCCATACATCATACCCATGGCTTCTCTTTTACGGGGACTGCAATTAGAACCTTGATCCATGATAATTCTCCTAACCTAATATCATCATAACAACCGCGACTAATGTCGCAGAGAGTTGACTAGCAATACCGGCCAAAATCATCCAGTTTTTGTTCCGCAAATCACGTATATCATCTTCCATGTGATCAAGATGATTATTCTCAATGCGGTTCAAAATGGTTTCAACGACGGCCATCTGGCGCTTTACGTCGTTTACTTCCTTCTCTAAAGTCTCGTTACCTACCATTTCTTGCAACTCCAGTAACGGGCCGAGAACTTGTCTTTGGCTGTATCACAGTTATGGCGTGCTCTAAAGCTTGCTCGTCTAGCGGGGATGTCCTTTTTAATGGTCATATTAGGGTCCCCAAAACGAACAAGCTTTACGTCATCGCCTTTTTTAGCCAACACTGCGAACTTCTTGCTACCGCCAGACGTCCTTTTGGGCTTATTGTAGCCGGAAAACGTCTCTCCTCTATAAGAAACTCTACCAGAAGGTGTTCTTTTAACAGCCTTTGTAGTGGCCATAAAACCCCCGAGTTAATTATAGAATATAGTTACAGCAGTTATATTCGTTAAAGCCGAAACATATATATCGGACACTCTTACGCCCTCATCCGGTATAAAAACCGAATCAGAAGTGCTTGCCCCGAAATCTATGTCTATAGCCGTAGCGCCACCATTTCCTTGCGTTATGGTAAGCCTTCCTGCTCCTCCACCCGTGGTTACTTGGAACCCCCGGACACGAGCGGGACCAACACCGACAGAGCCGGTGCCAGTTACTCTTTTTGCTAAAGTATCAGAACCCGACATATACGCTTCTCCTTAAAAGTAGCTTATGTAAGATTATTGTTCTGAAGGTACACAACCGTAACCGTTCCGGCACCCGTGCCATCACCAGTAGCCCCTGTGAAATCCGCAAGAACCTCTAGATCGGTAGTTCCAACATTAGTGGCTTCTGCGTCCAAGGTGCCATGGGTCGTAGCCAGAGCTTTGACATTTATCGCGGCTAGGAAAGCATCTGCATCTGCGGCGGTGCCTACCGATACGGTGGCCGCACCCGAGTCAGTGTTAGCGGTAGTGACGTTTAAGATAACGTCAATTATTTGAGAGTTCGCAGGGACTATGGCAACGCTTTGGTTTAAAGCACTGGCACCGGTAATATCTACGATAATAGACTGGGCCATTGTTACAAAACCAGTGTTAGCTACATCTGTGCCAACGGTTGTACCAATGGTGTTACGTATTGTACCGGCCTTAATAGGACCAGAAAAAGTAGTAGTCGCCATGAAGATCTCCTGTCGTGGCTAGTGTCAGCCGCGGGATGCGACTGTCAGGGACATATATAAGATACGATAAAAAAAGGGGCAGCACAAGCCACCCCTTTTCCTAAAAAGACCGAAGTCTTATGAGCCGCTACCGTACACAGCACGCCAATCTGAGACGCCGAAGCTGTAACGCTCACGGGCCTTGAATCGCATGTTACCTGTGTCAAAGTCGCCTTCCATCGCAGTCTTAAGAGGAGTTCTGTTGAACATCTTAAAGCCGTTAGGAGCATCAGTCTTAATGAAGAAGTTGTCTGTATCAGTGAGGAAGTGGTTTACCACCGCACCGTCAGGAATCATCCCCATAGACTTAGTCGCATTGATGTCGTTATCGGCAGTGCCAGGACGCAGGTTAGAGTTAATTACTCGCTCTGCAATGAATTGCAGTTCTTTAGGAATAATCAGTTTCATACCACGAACCGCAATCTTCATACCACGCTCGTCCGTTAGACCCGCGATGTCAATGAGCATTTGCTCAAGAGACGTCTCGTTAAGGTCGGCCGGAGTGGCCAAAAGGTTGGCTTGGTTGCCCGACAATGAAGGGTGAGCTGCGGAACAAAGTGCCGCACCATCGCCTACAGGCACTGCTGTATTGAACGCATTGTTCAAGACTGAAGCAGCTTTAATCTGCTTAGTCTGGGACATTGAGCGTGCAAGAGCGCGTGTATAGCGGGCTGCAAGACGATCGTAAAGATTGTCCTCAACCGCTTCTTCAGTAATGCTGAAAGCCAAAGCAATGGTCTCGTGTGTATAACGTGCAGTGTAAGTCTCCTGCGCGTCATCAAACGATATGGCATTACCCTCATTTTTAACGGGGGCCGTACCAAATCCTGACAACATCACCTCTTCTTCAAATGCACGATCAGAAGATTCTTCGTCGAAGATTTCTGCGTGCTCGTTTTCATAACGATCATACTCTAAACCGAACAAAGCATTTAGTCCGGGTTCCAGCTCTTTCGCTAGTTGTGCGCGAGATATAGCCATGATTTAGCCCTCTTAAATGCCTGTGGTTATTGCAGTGGTTTGTGAAGCAAAACCACCAGCGTTAGCGTTAGCGTGAGCATTTAGACGCACAATCATCGGGATACCCGCTGCTGTGTAATCGCTATTTGCTTCATCGTCAACAATTCCAACAACTCTCAACGGTAACGTAGCTGTAACTGCTACAGATGCCACGTTAAACTGAGAATTGGAGTTTCCATTAGCCGTAGCACCTGTTCGGGCAGAAGTGCCCAAAGAAGCGTTACTGAAAACAGCAGCTAGAGCAGTTGCTCTGTTTGTAAACGTCGCATCCGTAGAAACCTGGAACAATTGGTTCGGATTATCTGCTACGAAAGCTTTAACAGGATGGTTAGTATCCACGCTGACGCTACCAGAACCGGGCCAATAGTTAATAAATACAGGCTTCTTTGAAACCGAATCAACGTACTCAACACCCATTAGGACTCCCAATGCGGCGACAGTGCCGCCTGCTGTATCCCCTGCTTGGTCGATAGTACCGGCCGATGTAGGGACACAAATACTATATTGGAATATAGCATTGGTGTTGTTAGAGGCAATTTCATACTGGGTAACACCCGTACTATTTACACCGCTACCAACAAGTCCAATAGGGCGAAGACCATAGGCAGTTGCTTGATTTGCCATGATGTATTTCTCCTAAAGGGGCGGCTTAATTCTTTCTAGAGCCACCAAAAGTTACACGAGATTGACGATCGGGTTTATTGATCGCCATGGTTGAGTGAGCATTTTCTCGCAGCATGTCGTGATCGACAGCATCCATAAGATCCTGCGTTTTTCCGGCAAAGTAGTCGGATCTTTCCGCTAGGGTTTCTAATGGAATGCGTGCGAGTAAAAGTCCTCCAACGCCAAAAACACCTTCATATTTACCTGAATCTACTACCGGTGCTTCGAAATCAGGGTATTCATCAGCTCTTACAAGCTCATATCCTTCTCTCATACGCGCAGAAATGTTCTTGCGGTCGTCAAAACCACGAACCTCTGTACGTATCCACCGGTGCTTGTACCCTTCGGGTGCAGGCGGTGCCTCTAACATGGATGGGGGAGCCCAAGGCTTACGCCGTTGCTCTTTCTCCCTGCTGTCTTTAGCGCGAGGAGCACGATCGATACCTTCAAAACCTTGTTTCTTAGCAGTCATAATCGTCTCCTTATTTGACATATTTCGCGTATTCTTCGAGTGGCACACCTAATTTCTTCGCAATAGCGACTTGGCTTGGTGTGAGTTTTACCTGTTTGCGCCCGTTTGACGAACTTGTGCGAGATACGCCAGCGACAGTTTGGGCGGTTCGTCGCTTAGCCCCGGTATCCGAAAACTTATGGGGAAACTCTACCCGAATTCGTTTATCCAGCTCATCATAATAGTCATTGCTTGTCGGGTCAAATGCTTCGTCAACGAGTTGTTTGTGTATCCCATACGCTGCAAACGTCATGGTGTTGTCGTCGCCGAACCATTCGTTCTTTTCAGCCCATTTTTCCGCGCGCGGATCAGCTTTAGGTTGTTGCTGAGGCTCAGGTTGTTGATATTGTTGCTGTTGCGGCTGAGGCTGTTGCTGCGGCTGGACGGGTTGGGCATTTTCTTCCGCCCTACGACGACCTTGGACACGCTTTGCTTCTTCTAATTTAGAAGAGGCAAACTGAAGCTCTGTAAGCTTCTTTTGTGCTTCCAAAGTTGCGTCGGGGTCCCCTACAGCTATGGCGCGTTTAAAAGCATCTTGAGCTGCGTTTGTTTCCGCAGTAATCCGTCCACCATATTCTGTTAAATACCCTTGATCAACCGCGTTTAACTTAGCTTTTATGTTAGCTGATTCAGTTTGTACGCCTTGTGCATACTTAATAGCTTCTTCTTTTTGACGTTCAGCTTCTCGCATCTTTTTAGTAAGACGATCTATGCGCTTTTTAACACTTTGCGAATACTCCTCGTGTTCTTGTTCTTGTTCGTCTTCCGATTCAATAAAAGATTTTTCTTCGGGTTTTTCAGAAACATCATCTATTTCAACATCTTGACCTTCAAACCCCTCGCCTAGTTCTATGTCTACGGTTCCGTCATCAACACTAATTTTTTTCTCTTCTTCACTCATGCCAAGCTCCTTTAAAAGCTAATGATATCTTCCGGATCGTCAATTGTTGCCAAAATTTCATCGTCGTTAAGAAGACGAACTTCGCCTCCTTCTATACGAAATCTAGAACCCGCATAGCGGGCAAAAACG